AGCGATGCTTATATTTGGCAGTGCTGTTGAGAAGATCGGCAATCTTAACGTTGACCAGCTCGTCAAAGGCTTGTCAGGTATGGGTGCCGTACTACTGGAAATCTCAATTGCTATGAATCTCCTTCCAAAAGACATGGTTGGAAAGAGCATTGGTATGTTAGCGGCGGCAGCGGCTATTTCTGTTCTTGGTAATACTCTTACTAGCTTATCAGGAATGAGTTGGGAACAACTGGCTATTGGCCTTCTTGCTTTAGGAGGTGCATTAGCCGAACTGTCCATTGCGCTTAACCTTATGAATGGTACTCTTGCTGGATCAGCAGCTTTATTAGTGGCAGCAGGAGCTTTGGCTATTCTGGTTCCGGTTCTTAAACTCGCTGGAGGAATGAGCTGGGAGGCTATTGGAAAAGGACTTATCGTACTTGGCGGAGCATTCGCAGTAATCGGTGCTGCCGGACTTCTTCTGGCGCCAGTTGTACCTGCGATCATTGGTCTTTCCGGAGCGATAGCTTTGTTAGGTGTTGGAGCATTGGCTTGCGGTGCTGGAGTCACTATGCTGGCGGCAGGACTAACTGCTCTTTCGGCTTCCGGCGTTGCGGGAATAGGAGCGTTAACACTCGTAATTAAGGGTATTATCGGTCTGATGCCAACCATCGTAACGGCAGTTGCGGAAGGACTCATCGAGGTTGTTCGTGTCATTGGTGAATCAGCATCCACTATTGCAACTACGGTTGTGCAGGTAGGTTCTGCTGTTCTTGCATCTATGACACAGCTTCTGCCCCAGGTGGTCCAGTTTATTATATTACTGTTGGCGACAATTGAGCAGAACGCGCCAACTATCATTCAGTCTGTAATTAATATTGTTCTTCAGCTGCTTCAGGCTATTCGAGATAATGCCGAGCAGATAGTAACGACTGTTATTGAGACAATGATAACCATTGTCAATACCATAGCGTCTAAAGCCGGTGATCTGGTTCAGGCAGGTATTGACTTAATGCTCGCTCTTATCGAGGGTCTTGGCCAAGGTATTGAAGATAACGCTGATAAATTCAGAGAAGCTCTTGAGAGTTTCTTTGAGCATATGATACAGGCAGTAAAGAATTTCCTTGGAATCCATTCACCCTCTACAAAATTCGCAGAGATCGCAAAGGATATGGTTCTTGGACTGGTTAAGGGTATTGGCGATACCGCGTCACAATTCTACACCAAAGTTCAGGAACTTATATCTAACGGCGTTGAGAAAGTTAGAAGTAAACTTGGTGAATGGAAAACAAAAGGTTCTGAATTAGTAACAAATACTATTGAAGGTGTTGGAAATAAGATTGGCGAATTCAAGACTAAAGCCGAAGAATTGGTTAATCAGGGTAAGGAAAAGATCGCTTCCAAACTCAACGAATGGAAGACACAGGGTACTGAACTCGCTACAAACGTAGTTACCGGTTTAGGCGAGAAAATTGGAGAATTTAAGTCTAAAGCTGAAGAACTCGTTAACTCGGCCAAATCGGCCATCGCTAATAAGGTTGGGGAGTGGAGAGATATTGGTGTGAACCTTGCCAAAGGCTTAGCTGAAGGTATTTCGTCGATGATCGATACCATTGCCCAGGCAGGCGCAAAGCTGGTTCGAGGTGCTATCAACGCAGCTAAAGGAGAAGCTAAGGTTGCATCACCTTCCAAGGTATTTATGGAAATAGGTAGATACCTTGACGAGGGTTTGGTAATCGGTATCGATAAATATTCCGGAAAAGTTGCAAAATCTTCTGCGAATCTCAGTAAGACAGCGATCGAGGGTATGCGAGGTGCTCTTAACAACGTCTCCAGTATATTTGAGGATGATGTTGAAACGCCTGTGATCACACCCGTACTCGACCTTTCTGAGATTCAGAAGAACGCAGGCATGATCGACGGAATGTTCCCGAATCCGACACTTCCGTTCAACGTAACAGCTAAAGCAGATACTAATAATGACAGCATTATTAGCGCGTTAAAAGAGGCAATGTCCGGTCTCAAAGCTGATATTTCGAATGATGCTCAGAATAGAGAGATCAATATTTACGTATACGGCAGAGACGGTCAGAACCCGAGAGAAATTGCAAAAGAAGTTGAAAACGAGCTTATGCTCAAATTTAATCAGTTGAGGGCAGCACGAGCATGAGAAATTATTTAATTATCGACGGTGTCTCGAGCCTCGATTACGGCCTTTTCATATCGGGAAAGGGGGCATATTCGTCCCCTGCTAAGAGGTACGAAGAGGTTGATATTCCTGGCAGAAACGGAAAACTCCTGTTAGATACCGAGAATTATTTCGATAACGTAGACGTTTCTTATGATGCGTTTATGTATGAAGATCCTGACGGAGCTTATACAAAACTCAACTATCAGGAAGCTCTCGAATACAGGACTCTCAGAGAAAGACTGGGAGCCCTGAGGGCTTTCCTTGGCTCCAGAGAAGGATATTTTAGACTTGAAGATACCTATCACACTGACGAGTATCGGATGGCGTATTATGTTGATGATATTTCTCCTGAGATGAGTGACAATCTTCATCTGGCATCTTTTACTCTTAAGTTTGTTTGCAAGCCACAGAGGTTTCTTAAATCTGGAGAAAACGTTCTGACACTGACGTCAGGACTGTCTTTATACAACCCTACAAATTTTAAATCATCGCCTTTAATCAGGGCATATGGCACCGGTAGTTTTACTGTTAGCGGAGTGAAGATGACTATCAACAGCGCTAACGAATACACGGACATTGATTGTGATTTGATGGAGTGCTATAAAGGCTCAACTAATTGTAACAACAATGTTGTTCTAAACAATTCAGTATTCCCAAGTTTGATCCCGAAAGAAAATGTAATTTCTATGAGCGGTATTACCAAACTTGAGATTACTCCGAGGTGGTGGACTTTATGAAACCTATTCTGTTTGATTCCAAAGCCACTGCGTTTAACACAAATGGTATCGGCCGCCTGAAAGATTGTATTAGCTGCGTAGTTACTGAGGAAAGAAATGGTATCTATGAATGCGAGCTTACCTACCCCGTAACCGGTCAGCACTATTCAGACATTGAGATTTCACGGATAGTTGTTGTAAAGGTTTCCTGGAGTAGCAATCTTCAAGCGTTTCGTATATTTAGAATCTCGAGACCTATTAATGGACAGGTAACCATAAGCTGCAGACACATTTCGTATCAGCTTAGTTATATTCCATTCCGTGCGTTTAGTGCATCTTCGTTGAAGGGTGCTCTGGCTGGTTTTAAATCAAACGCGTTGGAACCTTGTCCGTTTACTCTGACTTCCGACTTTGACAATTCATCGAGCTATGCTATACCGTTGCCGGCTTCTATTAAGTCATATTTGGCAGGGCGAGAAGGCAGCATCATTGACGTGTATGGAAACGGCGCTGAGTGGGAATGGGATAACTATAATTGCATCCTTCACAAGAATCGAGGAGCAGACCGAGGGGTTATATTACGTTACGGAAAGAATATTAAAGACCTTAAACAGGAAATTAATATTGAAAATACGATAACCGGGATTCTTCCGTATTGGAATAGTGAGAATTCGAGGGTGGTTCTGTCAAAGCCGATTGAAGCAGCTACTGCGGCGAATTTTCCTTTCCCAAGGACCGTAGTAATGGACTTCTCTGATAAGTTCGACAATGCCCCAACTGTAGCTCAGCTGACAAATATTACTAATCAGTATATTTTGCAGAACAAAATCGGCATTCCAAGTGTAAGTATGGACGTGTCGTTTATAGATTTGGCTGGTACCGTTGAATACAAGCATCTGGCACCGACTGATATTCGTCTTTGCGATACTGTCACTGTTGATTTTGTAAAGCTTGGCATTCAGACCAAAGCCAAAGTGGTAAAGATTGAATACGATGCCCTTGCTGAACGATACAATAACATAGAAATAGGCGACGGAAGAACTACGTTTTCTGCAACAGTAGAAGAGCAGGCTCAGCAGATTAGTGCCAGACCTACAATGGCCAAGATGCGTGATGATATTGACAGAGCTACCGGTGTTCTTAATAGTGGTCTTAGGGGTCATGTCATTATTAACCGGAACCAGGAGGGTTGGGCAAACGAGATATTATTCCTTGATAACGAGAATCTTGCTCAGGCGAAGAACGTTTTGAGGATCAACAATAACGGTATTGGCTTCAGCTCTACTGGTTATAACGGTCCTTATTACCAGTCTTGGACTATCGACGGGCATTTCGCTCTTGGCGGAGTCAACAATGCTTATGGCGATTTCGAAATTCTTGATGGTTCCGGAAAGAAGCTCGGACAATGGGATAAAGACGGGCTTAAACTTTACGATAGTTCCCAGAGAATGCTGCTGGCGATAAACAATACCGGCTTATATTTGTACAATGCTTCTAAACAGGTTCTTGCTCAGCTTACTGCTAACGGTCTGAATATTTACAACGGTTATATTAAGCTCGGCAACAAGTTTGAAGTAAAACAAGACGGAAGCATGACAGCGACCGGAGCTAAATTCAGTGGATCGATTACAGCATCGACCATTGACATTGGAAAAAACTTTCATGTTAATGTGAAAGGTGAACTTAGTGCAACGAATGCTAAGTTCTCTGGTGATATTGAAGGCTCGAAAATTACAGGTTCAAGGATCGAATCCAAAGGCGGCCAGTTTATCGCGTCCGAGGAAGATGTGTATATTGGCGGATTCCATACCTTTTCCACTGATGACGGCCAGTATCTTGCCACAGATGGCGAAGAGATGGGTATCGGTGATAATGAAAAGTATCAGTTTTGGACTGGATGGTCAGGCCACGATCCTGATATTAATGATCCAGGCGATATTATGGATGAGTATGGAACTGTAATTACAAGAGACAAGATTTATGCACAGGATATATATCTGCATCACGATGTTTTTTGGGGCGACAGTTCGAACCGTTGGTGGACCATAGGTGAGACGATCGAAGACATTTATGACGAGATTGAAGCGTTAAAACACAAAGCAAGTAGCTCTGGAGGTGATGAATAAAATTGTATACGCAAACTCTTAATTTAAACCTCATTTCCAGAGGTATTAGACCTGTAATCCATGTAAGCCAGTTCGACAATCAGGTCAACGCATTTATATTTAAGCTGTTTTACGGCGATACAGTTTATAGCATTCCGAATAATGTGGCGGTTCTGTTTAATGGGTTAAAACCAGACGGGACCGTCTTTTCTTTTGCCGCAAGAAGCTACAGCGGGAACACGGTTTATTGTGACTGTGATCAGCAGGTTACTGCGGTAGAAGGTGATGTGGAATGCGAACTCAGAATCAGGTCTGCTACTGAGATCATCGGAACAATCAACTTCCTTATCCGAGTCGAAAAGTCCCCGCTCAATAATGACAGCGTTATCTCTGAGACCATGATTCCGCTTATCGAGCAGGCTGTCGATATTGCAGCTAACTTAGCTGAGTACATTGAGACAACCCTCGATGCCAGAAACGAAGCTGTAGAATCTGCCGCTAATGCATTGGAATCTGAACAGCACGCTGCCATTTACAACAATAACGTTGAGCAGACGTACAACGCTTTGGAGGGTGTAAAGCAGGCAGCAAATACAGCTGCAGCTAGTGCAAGATCTATCGCGACTGAGCTCCAGAATAAACTTGATTCTGGATATTTCAAAGGTGATAAGGGTGACAAGGGTGATCCTGGTGAAAGCGGAGTAGTAACGCCGATTAATGGACTGTTCGCCATGACGGTAGAACCGAACGGCGACCTTTATATCTATAGTGATGACTCTAACGACATCGCGGAAAACTTCGAGTACGACAGCGAAACCGGAAATCTTAATTACTTATTTGTATATACGGAGCCAGAGCCTGAACCGGATCCCGAGCCAGAGCCTGACCCAGAAGAATCGCAAGGAGGGAATTAATGGCTACAGTTAGAACATTAATTGGTAACATTAAAGGGCCTAAAGGAGATACTGGAGCTACTGGCGCCACTGGCCCGCAGGGACCTGGAGCGACTATTGAAGTTGGAACAGTATCTACAACTGCGTACGGAAACCCGGTTCAGATTACCAATAGTGGCACAGAGACAGACGCAGTGCTTGACTTTGTCATTCCGCAGGGAAAGCCTGGCGAACAGACTACTAAGATGAGTGGCCTTACACTGGATACTATTACAACTCAGACAGCAGAGTACCCTGTCCCGGCAGTTGGCGATGTTGGTTCAACGGCATGGGGAAAGATTGTAAAGTTCTTTAACGATATTAAAACCGCCGTTACCGGTAAGGTTGATAAGTCAAGCATCGTTAATAACCTCACATCAACTTCTACTGATAAACCGCTGTCTGCAGCGCAGGGTAAGGCGCTAAATGATGCTTTGACGACTGCTTCAAATGCCGCACAAGATGCGACAACACGGCTCGGATCGGATAAGTCAAGCAACCTCAAAATCAACGCGCGAGGTTCGGGCTTCCGAATCGTCAGATGGGACCCGGAATCTATCAACATACCGGTTTCTAATTCTTATGGTATGTGCGCACAGTTTGACTTTTCTGATGGTGCAAACGTTTGGTACAACAACCTTGCATTTTCAACCACGGGGAAAATATATTACTCATATAAAACAAATACTGGCGCGTGGTCGTCGTGGTTAGATATAACCAATGCAATGCAGATTTATTCTGATGCGAACAAAGCCATAAACGCTATTGCATATGAGCAGTCACTAAACAAGTTTACGTTTAGAGATGCCAAAACAGGCACTTGGCATCAGATCACGATTAACTAAATAAATATAGGAATCATCATTCTGTAAAAGCCTTTAGCTTCTTGCCCTGACAGATTTGATATCTGCACTTGTCCTGTATTTGTGACCAAAAAGATAATTGATCCTTTGCCAGATTGACTTGGGATGATACTATAAGCGTTATTTACAAATGTAGATCCTAATGTGCCTATTACTTTATCTACCTGCCCCGTAGGCAATGATGTAATATTAATATTGCATCTGACGATAGCAAGATGCCCTACGGATATACATGATATATTTGCATCAGCTTGTGTGATATATGAATTCTGCGAGTATGTAAATGGTATAGTATTTTTGTTCGTAATAGCATCATTTAGCGCCCCAAAGAAAGGAAAACATAATGCCACAAGAATTACTTGAATTAAGTGAAACGGAACTGCTGGAGCTATGGAGAAAAGGACTCGTCGAAATTGGGGTAAAGGGCGATCCTGGTGAACCCGGAATTTCCCTTGACGAAAGGAGATGATTTCATGAATTACATGACTTTTAAAGACGGAACTAAGATTGAAATCGAAGAGGGAGCATCTCTCGGTCATATCGTATATTCCGCTAAGAATGAAGCGGATGCATTATACGTTTGCGATAAGTGCACCGCGGATAATGTAAGCAAGATTATATTCTCCCAGCCCGGTGGGCTTAGCGAGGATGTAGTTACTGGAGAGTATGAAGGACTTCTTCTTAACGGAGCACCTACTCGTCAGACCAATGAGGACGGAACAACCGTAACTGTAGTCATTTCTCTTAGAGAGCCTTCTGAACTGGAGCTTAGAGTTTCCGCTCTGGAAGTTTCTCAGGATATTCAGGACGGAGCAATTGACGATCTGGCAGTTGCATTGTCCGGAGAGGAGGTCTGATATGGGCAGATTCTACGGTACAAAAATTAAGAATCAGGAAATTAATCCTAAGACCAATCAGCCTTGGAAACTCGCCGATGTTCCGAGACTGTTCAGACCTGCAGTAGAGAAGTGGCTTGCTGACAACGCGTAACCCAAAGGAGGTGCCGTATGGAAGAACTTAAAAGAACAGAGGATTTCGAAAGAAGAGTTGCTAATCAGGAGACCTCTACTTTCAAAACCAAGGAATTAGAGCTTATGACGGACGAAGAATTTGCCAAGGAAATTGCCGCCATGGGTCCGGCACAGGCAGCTGAAGCTCAGAAGATCCGCGAAATGTCTGCTGACAAGCGCAGAGGATCTGGTCCGGCCAGAGAAATCAACAAATAAGAGGTCTAAGCAAATGGAGATTCTCGCTTTCATAGGGGCGCATTGGCTGGAATGGCTGTTTACGGCTGTTCTGGCCGTCCTGTCCTGGCTTTTCAAGCTGATGCGTGACCAACTTAAACAGGAACAGACAAAGAACGAGGCTATCGCGGAGGGTGTACAGAGCCTCTTAAGAGAATCTATTGTCAGTAATTACAATAGATATTCTGATCGTGGCTTTTGCCCAATCTACGCAAAAGAGTCGATCAAGAAAGTCTACAAAGCCTACCACAACCTTGGAGGAAATGACGTAGCTACATCACTATACAAAAAGGTTTTGGAAATGCCGGAAGAAAGTAAATAATGTACGTATTCTTCAATCCTAATCCGGAGGGGAAGTCGGTTGGAGATTGCGTAGTCAGAGCAATAAGTA